CTCTCTTCCCTGCTCCCTTGCCATGCGTCTATAGTAGCACATACCAATGTCTTATGGTGTCTTATGTTGCTTGTCTTCTCTGCGTCCTATCTCTTCAGCTCTCTGAGCGTTTCTCCATGGGCCTCACACTGCCTCGATGCCTGATGCGCGCCGTGCTCCTGCTCTTGGCTGTGATCAACACTGTCTGCTGATATCGCCGCCTGTATAGCCTCTATACACTCTCGTATCTCTACATGATGGCGGCCACACAACTGCTTCTCTGCTATACAGTGCCCTTCACAGCCGCCTGTCCTGCATGCTGCTCTTTCTGTTCCAGGCAGCTCTGTACCAGTACGCCCATATACTGCCACATTCTGCACTGTCCGTGTTTTCTGGCTAATACGGATGCCGTTCTGAAGAGCTGCAGATATTCCTCCGGTGTAAGGCCCGCTGAATTCCGGCTTTCTTTTTCCGGATTTTTATCTTCAAATAAATTTGCCGGCAAATTTTCCGCCCATAATTTTCCGGATATTTTTTCTGGCAGATTTTTTCCGGATTTTATTTCTCGGGATTTTTTTCGGCCATTTTTTTTCGCCATTTTTTTGCCTCACTTTTTTGCTGGATATATTCTTCGTACTTTTCACGTTCTTCGTGCGCGATCTCTTTTACTCTTGCATTCTGAAGGAGCATCCGGATGGCCTCGTTGTACCGATTATTGCATTGGCTACGGCTCATTGGGACTGCGATCTCTATCTGTCTCCAGCTCATCATGTCAATGTGCCGATATTCGCAGATCTCTTTTTCGAGCGAATCCTCTGGAAGATATTCGATGATGTCCATGACCCTGAGAATCGCCTGATCGACGCGGACCTGCTGTTTTTTCATTCTTACATTCATTTCCTCAACCATGGCCTTGATTCCGGCAGGCTCATCGATTCCGTCATGCTCCGCACTGATTATATTTTTTCTGATCTCGAGTGCCTTTTTCTTCTGCGCTGCGCGGAATCTCTGCCCGAGAACCCACTTTAGGACATCCTCGTCCCTGATCTGCTCCGCATCCATGCTACTTGCCCTCTCTTTTCTCCGCTAAAAAGTAAGCCTTGCCTCCGATCATTCTGAACTGGCAGATTCTCCGGTTTTTGTTGTCCCAGTCCACTACATCCTCTCCTCTTGCCTGAAGGATTGCGACCGTATTCTCCAATGATTTTAAAAGAAGCGGGGTCGGAACGGAAAGGAGCGGTTTCAATTCGTCCGGAAGATTTATGAATCTTACTATTTTTTTACCGCTGTTCATCTGTATCCTCTCCTTTCAGTTTCTGGCCGCACCACGGGCAGTACGGGTATAACTCAAATACTTTTCGAGACGGTTTCACGACCGCCGTACTCTCGCAGTTCGGGCAAACCATCAAACGGTTTCCGAATGCGTCCACTTTAGTTTTCAGCGGCATGGCGAATTCCTTCTTGTCTTCAATTTTGAAGCATTTTAACTTGCGGCCGATGATATTGTACTCAAATTCAGTACCGATCCCGTCGTGATACCATACACCGTGCAGGAATGGAACCCCGGCATATCTGCCCTTATTGTCACATATAACGATTCCATATGCCTCTTCATCCGGGCACCATACCGGCTCCCCTGCCATTTGTTTCAGTTCTTCAATTGTCAGCGCTTCCATTTTTCTGCTCCTTTCTAAAAAGATCTTCCAGGTGTACTTTGATATGTCCCCACACAACCGGCCCGATTCCTTTGACCTCCTGGAGCGCAACTTCTACGTCCTGAAGCTCCACTCTGGTTACGGACGCCTCTCCGTCCTGGTATCCGCTCTTGTAGACATCCGTGAGAAAGTTTTCCATCTGCTGATGGTCAAATTTCTTGATATCTTTGTACATAGTTCTGTTGATCAGGTATTTACCCTTTTCTTTTCTCATAGTTTTCCACCTCCTGGATTGCCTGTTCCGGCCAGCAGACAAACACTGCTGTTCCGCCTGCGGCCTGGATCGCCTTGGCTGTCTGCTCCTGCAGCTTGGATCTGATGCCGACAACCGGTCTTTTGACCTCAAAACCGAAATAATGCCCGTCTCTGATCATTAAGATATCGGGGATGCCGCCTTCGCTGTACGCTCCCTGGCTGATCTTCCGGACGAAGGCATCCGGATATTTTTCTTCCAAGGCTTTCTTGATTTTGCTCTGAAAATAACCCTCATCTTTGATCAGCTTTCGGAGTTCCGTCATGGCCTTTTGCTTTGTTCTGATTTTTTTTGTTCCCATGAATTCTCGTATAAAGAGATCTTCGTCGAAGTTTTCTATGTATTTTTCGAGCATTCCGTCTCATCCTCTTTTCCTGCTGTTTTTTCTGATATGTTTTCAGGTACTCGATCTGTTCCATATCTTCACGCTCTTTCTGTTCCGGCAGATTCCTGCTCTTGATGACGACATAGACTGCGGCCACAAATTCCACAAGCCCCATCATCAAAAACACAATCACGAATACTGCCATGATCTTCGTTTCCATGCCTGCCTCCCTTTACACTGGCTCCGCTTCCTGAAATTCATCGTCCGGGACGTCCATCTTCTGAAAGAGTTCTTTATTTTTCTGCGTGTCTTCCATAAAGTGCGATGCTTCCTGATCAGCTATGTGGAGCAGGAGAACCAGCGGGAACTTCTCGCAGCTCTTATTGAATGCCTGGACTTCATTGTACGTGCAGTCTCCCATACCCATGTGCCACCGGATCGCATAGCGCTCCTCCATGGTGAGTCTCATAAATTCCTCGATCATCATGACTGACTTCTCGCCATGCCCGTATGGATTCTTGTCATTAATGGTGTAGCATGGCACGGACTCCCAGATGAACTGACCTGCATTGTCCTTCTTCACCTGCCAGCTGGATGCCGCTTTTACTTTTTCTGGATCGTAGGTCTTCTGATTTCTCATTTCCGTCTCGTAGAAATTTGTCTTGCACAGGTCGTGGAGCAGTGCCACAATCACCAGCGTTTCCCTCTTAAATGCTACCACCTCTTTTCCGTGTACCAGATATCTGAAGGTATCATTTTCTCCTGGCTGTAGTCTTCCAACCAGTGCGTCATACACGTTCAGACTATGCTGCAGAAGCCCTCCCTCGCAGGAAAGATGAAACTTTGTGCTGGCCGGCGCGGTATAGAAGTCACTTTTTCGGATATAATTCAGCAGGCCATCGAATCCAGGTCTGTCGGCTGCTTCCTTCAGTAATTCTTCAAATCTTTCTTTATTTCCCATTGTTGTCGTCCTCCTTGTTTTTGAATAAATATTGATAATCTACATCTGTAAGGCTCAGATTCCCGTTCTTCGTGAAATGGACCAGGTGACCGCATCCGCAGCGTCTGCATTTTACGATCCGCCCTTCCTCGAGCTTCGACAAGAGTCGCGCTTCACAGCGGATGCATTTGTTCCGGTCTTTGCTGTATTTACTCATGATTTTCTTGATTGCCATTCTCTTTCTCCTTTCCGTCGCGCTGGATCGGCGGCAGCATTAGCGTAAAACTCATTCCGTCGGCAGCCATCCAGACTCCGTTTTCTTCGTTCCATGTCATTCCAGGCAGCAGGTCGCAGACATATTTGCCCTCCTGCAGTCTGCATTTTTTTCTGAAGTATGGACCGTAGGCTTTTTCAAATGCCGGGCGGGCCAGTTTTTCCGCCGCCAGATCCATCGCTTGGTCCACGTCAAATTTTGAAAAGATCAGCCGGCTGATTTCCTTCATGGTCCCCGCCGCTGTTTCCTGATCGATAATTTTTTGAATTTCCGAGACGATTTTAGGCAGTTCCTCTGCCTGATCCGCCGTCAGAATTATCATCCCATCGGTGATCAATGCAGAAATTGCAGATTTTGTCTGCTCTTTGATTTTTTCGCAAATCTGCAGATATCCGTTCGCATATTTTGTTTTCAATTCTGCAAGAGGCACGTTTTCCCTGTTTTTCCGCAGAATATCAACGTTTTTCCGGTATGGATCCATATTTTGCCTCCTGAGTGTTACTCCTTTTGAAAAAAGTTAGGAGTAACGCAAAAATCCTTTATTTATGCGGGTTTCCGGGCATGTTACTCCTGTTACTCCTTTTTTTTAATACACACCGTTTTTTTTAAGAATTTGTCATACGATGCAGGATTTTTTGCATCATGTGACAAATTTTAAAATATTTTACTATATATGTCTGAAAAAGGAGTAACAGGAGTAACAAGGGCCCTCAAAGCCTTGATTTATGCGGGTTTTTGTGTTACTCCTTTTGTTACTCCTTTTGTTACTCCTTTTTTATTTGCCCAAAAAGGAGTAACAGCTTTTACGCATTTTGCACCCGTTTTTTTATTGAAATGGTAGGTCGAAGCTTTCCTGAACCGGCATGAATCCGTCGCCGTCTTTTTGCACCGGAGCTTCCTGCTCCGCTTCATCGTCTATGTCCACCGCATCCTCTTTTTCAGAGAGTTTTCCGATACTGAACTGGATAAATTTGCAGAGCCGGTTGTCAAATCTCTTAGTCACCTGGTATGTTTTGCCCTTATGGTCTTTTCGCTCTGAAGATGCAATCAGATCTCGATCTGCCATATATTTGAGTGTCTTTCTCGGGCTGTATCCTGCCTTGGTTAGAGCCTGGTTCAGGGCCGATGGAAATATATACACCGTGTTCCCGGACTCAGAAAATTTCCCCAGACACGTTCCGATCGCTTTTTCGCCGAAGTACAGCCGGTTCTGCAGAACCCAGTCTACGATGAATTGAAGCGCATTCTCGTTCACGTCACCGACATCCGCATTCATCTGTTCTTGGAGAATAGCCGCTGCCATCTGTTTCGCCCGCTCCCATGAGCTTTCCAGAATATCCAGAGAGTTTTTCACATCCAGCTCATTTTCTGCGATTTTATCCACATTTTCCTCATCTGCTTGTGTAAAAAACCACGAATCGATCATGGCGTCAGCCAGCGCTACTGCTGAAATTCCGGCTACATGACTTCCAGATTTTCCGTCCGCGATCTGATTAACATATTTCAGCATCTCTTCATATTTCTCCATGATCTGCCGTTCATCCAGCCCGATCAGGTGATTTACAAAGGCCGGACCTGTCCAGCCACAGTTCATACCCGCTTCCTGGTGCATCCTGCCGGCGTCTTTTTCGTTATCGAACGGACCGCCGTAGATCTCCAATACACGCGTGCTGACGCCTGTCTGCGTCGTCTCTGTGCTCATTGGTTCCTCTCCTGTAGCCAGTGCAACAGTCCTCCATTGGTGCGTTGCCTGCAGGCCGCCGCCCTTACTGCCCCTGATCTTTCCGGTTCCTGATGCAATCATATATACCGTCTTTTCCAGGCCTTCCTGATTCCGGCCGGCGAGCTGCCTTTCATCGATGCCGAGAGGAAGGTCGCAGTAAAAGCTGGCCGTTCGTTCCAGTCCGACCTGTGTGGCGTTGAAGTTGACCATCAATCGTTCCGGATCTCCCCAGGCGGACAGTGCTGCCTTTAACGCTGCAGTCTTTCCGCCCTTGGATCCGCCCCAGTTGTAAACGAAGAAGATTCGCTGTTTCAGGATCCGCAGAAGCGGAGCTGCGAAGCTGGCCGCCAGAATGAATCTGAACTTATCCCGTTCCCTGTGCGGCCGCATGGTTTCGATCCACTTGGATTCCTCGCCCACCTGGCAGTAAGCCGTTGCCATGCCCTTCTGGCTTGGATCAATATCCAGCACGATGCCCTGTTCCCTTCCCGGGATGAATCGTTTCCCTGGCTGCCATCCAAACGTTGACGTCGCATCTGCCCGCTGGATGATATCGATATTTTCCGCCTCCAGAGCCGACAGGAACCGAACGACCATCTTTGCATTTTCACTGGTGATTGTGCATCCAAGATCTGCCAGAACTGTGATACCGCGTGCCGTAAATATTGTTGATCGCGGGAAGATTGCTCTGCGCCATGTTCCGTCTCTTTTAAACGCGATTTCCATCTTCTCCTCGCCGGTTTCCAGGCTTTTGAGCCGCTGTGTCAATATGATCGGTGTTCTGCAGATCAGTGTCGGCGTGTACTTCTTCTCATCGATGTGGCTGATCCCCTTGTCTGAATAGATCCAGCCTTCCGGCTGTCTCAAATTGACCGGCGCTCCCTGGATGGCTTCCGGAATTTCTTCCGGCGCGTCCAGGTCGATTTCTTCCGCGCTCTCGATCAGACGCATGATCTTTTTCTGAGCTTCTTCTTTTCCAAATTTGAGGTAGACTGCGGACGGATCCTTGCATCCGATCTGGTTGCAGCTCCACCGGTATACCTTCCCGATGAATCCGCCCTCCCTGAGTCCCTCGATGATTTTTCTTAAGAACGTTTCGCCGCCCTTATCTGGCTCTTGGTGAATATAGACCTTCAAGTCCTGGAGCATTCCTGCCTGATGCGGCTTGAACATAGAGGCTCCTGGCACACCCAGCGTGCTGATGCCCATGTACCACATGCTCTGGCTGTCCGATTCTCCTTCCACCATGGCCGCGTATCCTGCTTTCCGGATCTGTGGCAGGCGCCACTCTCCATACAGTCCGATTTTTCCGGAAGAACCGTATTTCCAACGGAAATCCTTATTCGCAAAGCGCTTTCTGAAGGTGGCTTCCTGGCCGTTTTCGTCAAAGTACGGGATCTTCATATACGTGTCACCGTCTCTGCCCTTTACTGTGGATAGTCTGCAGCTTTCTTTCAGCCACTCCTCCGGCAGGCGCTTTTCGAATGCGTATTGTGCCAGAGTGTAGCTCTTCTTCTGCTTTGATTCTTCCTTTTTCTCTTCCTGGACCACTCCGTATTTTTCCAGAATCTGCTTATATGCTTCTTTTGTGTCCAGGCCGTTGACCTCTGCATAGAACTGCGTGAAATTGCCGCCACGGTCTTCTGCGAAGCAGTGCCACTGTCCGGTCTTCAGGTTTACGGAAAAGCTGTTATTTTTGTCATCATGGAACGGGCAGAGTCCGATTAACTGATCGCCAGTGATCTTTGCTTTCTTTATGTATTGCGTGTATTCACTTCTGTAATCTACTAATCTATCAATATCAACATCTGCCGTATTCATTCAGTCACCTTTCTTCTCTGCCGCGAACCATCCAGACAGGAATACCGAGATGATTCGCGGCGTACTTGATCTCTCTTTCCATCCCTGCGCTGATATTTTCATTCCTAATCAGGACCATCATGGAGTCTGCCTTTTTCAAAAGCTCGATGCCGATTTCCTGTCCCAGGATCCGCTCTGCTTCATTTCCATTATCCATAAATCTTGTAAAGTAGATATGTGGTGCAATCGGGATATTCCCTTCATTTACGATGTATCTGCAGTATTTTTCTGCGAATGCCGCATTCGCTGTGCGTTCCTCTTCGGTTTTTGCGTTATACGGACTGCAGATATACACGTACCGGCTCAGTTGCGGATTCTTGTTTGCCGTCTTTCCCGCGAAGCACTGCCCTCTATAAATAAATGGCTTCGTCCAGCTTATTCGCTGGATCGTGTCAAAGATCCCCTTGTTGTCTACGATATCTGCCGGATGCGGATTCTGAAGCAATCCATTGTTCCAGGCCTCCAGATCGGCTACATCCATATCCGTGCGGTCGATCAGCGCCGCGGCCAGTTCAATGTCAATCTCATCACCATTCTTCAGGTACAGCTCCGGAGCTCCGACGAATCCCTTTTCTGCATATTCTTTGTAAGTTTTCATGTCTATTCTCCTGAACTACATAATTTCGTTAATCAATGTCATAAGCTCGTCTTTTGCATTATTTTTTAATTGGTCGCTGTAGATGTCGTACCAACGCTGAAATTTCTCTCTAAGAGTCAACTGCTCTGTAACTGGTAAATTTTCTAACTGTTCGATTCTTTCCCTTGTCTCGTCTTTAAGAAGAGCGGCAACTTTCGAAGGTACTAATATTGCATTGCCTCCATACGCCTTTACTTTCCTTGCGTCCTCTGCATTTCCAACGGGTATAGACATCGGCAGAATATTCTGCTTGTCGAATTCATTGATCAGCATTTTTTTGACTTCTTTAATATCATCACAGTATTGATTGAATTCCATGTTGTAGACATCGTTTGTATCTTCTTCAATCATTCTACGAACAGTTTTAATCTCCATTTTTCCCTGGACCATTGCTTCTGCTATCATCTTCGCAGTCACCTGTCTCGCATTCCATGAATCACAAGCCTTTCTATCTCTTTCCAGATTTATATACTTGGCTTTAAAATTATATCCATGTTTCAATTCCTCATTGCAGGCAACATATAAGCCGTTCACGTATGTTTTTCCGGCCATTTCTTCTCCTAGAAGGATTTCGCCATACGATGTTTCCACTTTTTCAGTTTCATCGTACTCAGCAGACAATCCGAGCCATATGTCACTTAATCCATCGTATTCCGTCCAGTTCACATGTCCTATTTCAATAACGAGATTCTTTTCATCTGCATCAGGTTGTTTCTCAATATAAAAAGCCAGGATTTCCGATCCCCATTTTGCACTGTTTTTGAACCTAGATGTCCAGATTTCTTTTCTTTCATTATTGTAAATTGTAAAAGTTTTCCCAAGTCTGTTGAGTACAAGGGCGGCGATTTTATATCCCTCTCCAAATTGTCCAACTGTATCCTCGTCATTACTCTTATTGGTTTTTCCAAGTAATAACGTACTTATTTTTAATTTTGCATTTTTATTAACTAATCGAATTACTTCTTTGCCTTCATCGTAATCAATTGAGAATTTATTATCTGGTCGAATTGTTTCCTGATCTATCCCGTTTTGAATTAGTTCTCTTAATGCATCATTGAATGTCCAGTCTGACACGTAGTTAGGTGTCAGACTGAGCTCATAGCATTCACTCATGAACTCAGTCCTCCTTTCTTTAGTTGAATGGTAACTCTTCCGGAATGTCACCGGCTGCGCCTACGTCCATGAATCCCTCTTTATCAACAACTGGATCCGCAGGAGCTGTAGTGTAATCATCGGATGTGATCACAACTTCTTTGTATTTCTCCTTCAGCTCCTTCCGCATGGCTACGGTTGTCTTGAAGTATTCCTCTGGAATCAGACCAACTCTTTCGATGCCGACCTTGCTGTACGCGATACCGTTCTTGTTCTTATCTTTTGTCAACTTAAATTTCAGAACCATACGGCTGTATGGGATCTTGCTTCCGCCCATGAGTCTGGCAAGCTGATTATTTACTTCTTTCAGCGATGTCGGCGGAATATTTAACAGATACACGCCTGGTTTTCCGGAGAGGATGAGATACATTCTTCGCATGTTCTTACACGGCTTTCCAGTTCCATCTTTTCCGTATTCATTCATTGGGCATGTGTCGCAGTCCCGGATCTCTCCGGTTTCAAACACAACGCCTTTCTTGGAATCGAAGGAACTGCAGTCTGGAGCCTTGTTGTCGGATCCGCCGAAGCTCTCGGCCCAGTATGAGTTGATTCTGTGCGTGAAGATTACGACAGCCTCCAGCTCTTTTTCGGAATCCGGATTATCCGGATCATCTGTCTCTACCTCGAATGCGATTCCGCCGCCGGAAGGAATCTTGATCTTTTTGCAGGAGATACCTTTTGCTTCATCCAGGTCTTCCATTTCGTCCTGGAGCTCCTCCAGGAGCTCCGCGTCCATGTTCTCATAGCCGGTTACAATTTCAAATTTATTTACAGTAGCCACTTCATTTGCCATTATTTTTTCTCCTTTTTTTCTTTCAACAAAGTTAAAATTTCATCGAATCTTGTATCGATCGTGTTGTATACGTTGTACAGCATCTGGAATTCCAGCAACAAATCCCCGCGGCTTGCCTCGCGGAAAACATGCACAATGCTGTCTGCAATCGCTCCGGATGCAGTAGATGGCGAGACTCCTTCTCCGAAATAGAGGCTGCTGCACTTGCATCCTCCTTCGTCGCTTGTCATGCCGCACATATAAACAACATCGCTCTGCATCGTCTTGACCTTCTTATCTGGATCGGCGATGTCCGGATCCTTGATATAGACTTCGAGTTTACTCACTGTAAATTCCTCCTTCGCTCAGATCGTATGATTTACAGGACGACCATGTATCGCCATTCAGTACTCTCGTGAGCTCTTCCTTGAAAATTTTGACATAGAGTTCTTCTTTTGATGCGTCTTTGGATGTCAAGGTTCTGATGGTATGTGCGCACGCGACTGCTAATGTATCGATAATCTCGAGGTGATCTGCGCTGCCTGCAAGCAATGCTTCCGCTTTTTTCTCGCCATGTTCTCCATCTCCCTGAGTAACTGCTCCGATCAAAAATTCGCCTGAAAGAGTGCTCTCTTTTCCTGAGCATCTAACGATAATTTCTACATTATTCTGCATCTTCATCCTCGCTTTCTGAAGCGTTTTCCGCTTCTTCAAAGCCATCATTTTCCTGTTCTTCCATGTAATCTTCCAGCGGTGTGCTCTCGCGGGAACTATTTCTGTAAAGATCCTGCATGGCTTTATTGGCCAGTGCTACCAGCTCAACGGCTTCATACACAGCTTCCGTAGCAGCATTGACAATGCTGTTCGAAGCCTCCACCGCGGCCGCATCATCCAGCGGCAGGATCAGCGCATATTTTTTGAAGCTGTCATTCACGTCTTTCATGCTCTTCTGGACTCTCGCGTACTGCTCCGCGAGGATACCATAGGCCTCATGACGGTTCTCGATCGGCTTCTGGCGTTCCTGCTGCACCTGCTTACACGCAAAATCGATTGCAAGGTTCACATTCTCCTGAAGGCATCGGTCGCTCTCTAGTCTTACATCAAATTCCATCTGTTCATAACCTGCCATCTTAATTTCCTTTCTTTGCTTTCTTTACTTTATTGGCTGTTTTGTTGGTTTCTTTTCTTCTGCTGATCTCATATGTATCGTATACACTCAAAACCTCTGCCAGTTCTTCCGGAAGAGAGCCGGTTTCTTCAACCAGATTCTTAATCGTCGACTGCAGTGTTCTTGAATTGACCGTTTCCTGGATGATGTCACCGAACCCCTGTTCTCTTAAGACAACCAGGAAGTCCAGACCTGCTTCCATCAGCGCCTCTTCTGATTTTTTGGAATACATTGTCTTATTCTGCAGAAAAAATTTGTACCCTCCGACGCTGATGCTCGGCACATCATCATCGATCATCTGCTCCGCGATCTCTTTTGTCTTTGCACTAATGGCTTCATTATTTCGCTTGGTGGCCTCTTTCAGGCCGTCTTTCTCGTCCAGAAGCTCATTGAATTCTCTGATCATTTCTAATAAGCCCATTATCTTCTTCTCCCTTTTCTTCGCATTGGTAATCCATGCATTTTTCTCCAGTTGTTCGCCAGGTGGCTCACCGGCTCCGGCCGATGAAGCGCATCTGCAAATTCCTGAAGCGCATTTGCGATCAGAACCACATCGACGCCAACCTGCGCGGCTGCTTCCTGCATCGGATCCGGCTCCGGTGGTCCTGGCTCGAAGCGTTTTTCGTATTCCTTCGCCTGCTCCGCTATAGTA